AATTCTCCCGGCTGTCAGCCAACAGCCTGACCGCCCGTTCTTTGAACTCCTTGGTATATCTCGTACTCATAATTCCATCATTCCTTATCGAGGGGAAATCAGGAACAAAACCCAGTCCATATCAGGTTTGTGCGGGGTGGTGTCGAGTTGTGTTTCGAGTTGTTTGAGGTCTTGTTCGTAGGCTGCACGGTATGGGGCGAATCGGATCTCATCCTTCACCTGCAGCACACGTATTGATTTGCTTTCCTCCTTAATCCATTTCACTCCGCCTCTGGTGAGTCCGAAGCGGGCGAGCATGTCTCGTTGTTCGTATCGTTTGAGGCTTTCGATCATGCTGCTGGGGGCGTATCCGTTGGCGCACACCTGATTGATGATCTCCTGTTCGAGGTCGGTCACGTCCGTGGGGTTGCTGATGGATACGTCGTCGAACGGGTCGTCTCCGGCCCGGCGCCATATCTCCGACGAGGCCATGATGAACGGGGCTGCGCCGTACTGGTTGCGGAAGGCCAGGAGTCGGGCGAACTCGTCGGGTTTGCGTCCGTCACGCATGCGGATGTAGGCGAATCGTCTGCTGACCGCGGCGCTCATCGTGGTGATGACCTGATTGTTGGTCGCGATGATGAAGGTGCATCTGGGAGTGAAGCTGACGGCGTTCTCCCCGATTCTTCTGGCTGTGACCGCGTCCCCGGTGCTGATTTTCTTCAGGTAGGTGAGCTGGTCGATGCCTATGGTGTCGGCGTCCTCGTCGTATGCCCAGAGCGTGCCGATGAGTTTGCCGGTTTCCTGTTGAGTGTCGAATCCGCCTGATCCGCGTCTGCCTCCGAGGATGCGCTGTGAATCGACGCTTGCTGCGAGGTCGGGGAAGCTGCGGCTCAACGTGCCGAGGAGGATGCCTTTGCCGTTGCCGCCGTCCCCGTACATGACGTAGGTGAGGTGCTTGTATGGTTCGAGCAGTGGGGTGGCGAACATGCGTCCGAGGTTTTGGGCGCTGTGTTCGTCTGCGGTCACGTCACGGAGGTATTCGACTGCCTGCGCTGCCAGGTTGTTGTCGTATCCGGTGTCGAGTGTGAGTTCGTATGGCTGGTTGAAGAGTTCGTTCTCGGTGTCGATTCGTGTGATGGTGTTGTTGATGCGCAGGTATGCGCGGTTGGTGAATTTGATGCCGTGTTTGACGTGTTGGTCGAGTTTTCGGCATTCGATTCTGATCTGGTCGTTCCAGGGGTAGTAGGCTTTGGTGCTTTTGACGTGGTATTCGGTTTCTAGGTTGCTGATCGCATGCCAGGTGTCGAGTAGCTGGTTGTTTCCTGTTCTGTCCACGTCTCTGACGTAGAGGGTGGTGTTGTCGTCTCCGAGCAGGAGGTCTCCGTTGCGGTAGTCCCATAGTGCTTTGGCGTATCCGTCGTCGGCGTATGGGACGAAGCTTTTTCCGGTGTCGCGTCGTGGCACTTTGATGGTTTGTCCGCGTCGGTCGATGAAGCAGCTTGATGAGTCCCTGTCGGCGATTTCCATGCCGAGCAGGAGTTGCTGGACGTATTGGGGTCCGTTGGGGATTTTTGAACAGGTGTGAGTATAGAAGGGGAACATTACGCTTCTCACGCTTCCCTTACGGTGTAGCGTAAGGCTGTAATGTCAATGATTCCAATGGTTCTTATCATTTCCTTACGCTCCTTACGGTATTGAGAGGGTTGGTTATTTAAGTGTTTTAAGGGGAGTGAGGAAGAAGCGTAAGGCGATGGAGAGTATTTGCTCTCAGATCTACTGTTTTCAACGGTTTCATGGCCTTACGCTTCTTCCTCACGCTTGTGTGAATTGGTTTAGAATTCGGGTTCGTCTTCGCTGCCCTGGTGTGTGGGCTGTAATGCTTCGATGACTTGTTGTTCGGTGAGTCCGGTGAGTCCTGCGATGTCGGTGAGGTTTTTCCCGGCGGCTTGGAGTTGCTGCAGTTGCATCACGTTGACCTGTGGCACGGGTGCTGTCGGTGCGGGCTGCTGGACGGGTGGCTGCTGTGCGTATTGTGCTGGCGCCTGCTGGTAGGTTGGCGCGGCTGGCTGCACGGTGTTGTTGCCTATTGATGGCTGGCCATAGGGTGGGATTGTGGGCTGCTGTTGGCCGTATGGTGAGCTCTGCGGCTGACCGTAGCCCGTTTGTGGCTGCTGTGGCTGCTGTGGCTGTCCGAGTAGTGTGTCTACGCTGTCGTGGTGTTGGATCTGGTATTCGTACACTTTGGGTGGTTGTGGGGCGCTGCCTCGTTCGCCGTATCCGGTGAAGGTGGCTGTGAACTGGTCGCCTTTGTGCGGTTTTTTCACTCCTGCTTTCTGGCAGGCTTCGCGGAATGCTTTGAGTTGGATGCCCCATCCTTTGATCCAGATGCTGCGTCGCCCGTCGTCGTCTTCCACTGCGGGGTCGCGGAGGTTGGTTTGGATGACGATGTGGATTTGCATTTGCGGCCGTCCGTCGTTCCAGAATGAGGGTTGTTTGGTTTGGAAGTCTCTCAGTTGGCTGGTTTCGATGAGATCGAGCGTGCCGGTGATGGTGGCGCCGGGTTGGCTGTCGCCGTTGAAGTAGCTTTTTGCTCCGCTGCCGGTGAGGAGGTCGTCGAGGCTTTCGAGTTTCGTGGCGGGCGCCTGTTGCTGTGGGTAGCCGCCGTAGTTTTGCTGCTGGTTGTATCCGCCGTATGGCTGGTTGTTGTTACCGAACATGATGTTGTTGCTTCTTTCCTGATTGGGGTTACTTGTTGTTGGGGTAGGTGGCTTCGAGTAGTGGGATGAGTTGCTTCCATTTGTCGGGTACCACGGTTTGGTTGTCGTCCTCGTTGAGTTCGAGGGGGTCGTCGTCGGGCCATGTGCCGTCGGAGAAGTCGTGTGTGGGGCTTGCGGGCAGGAGACTGATCCACTGGTCTCTGATGTCGGGCCCGTCGGCTTGTTCGATGATGTCCATGAGGTTGACGATGAGTTGTGCGCGTGCCAATGCCCAGCGGCCTGGTTTCGGGTCGAATGCTGTCTCCCATGGGAGTGCGGTGTCGAGGCTGATGGCGTTGCGGGGTAGGAAGTAGATCGCTGACCGTTCTATGGGTTGTTCCTCGTTGGCGAGTCCCAGTCCGTAGAGTGATGCCTGTACTGCGTATTGTTGGCTGATGCCGTTGGCTTTCACGTTTCGTAGGGTGGTGGGTCCTACGATTTTCCAGTCGATGGTGGTGGCGTTCTGTCGGTCGTACAGGTCGATGCTGCCGCTCACGTCGTATCCGCCGTACAGGCCGTAGAGGTGGCCCACGGTGACGCGTTTCTCGGTTTCGAACCGTTTGCCTTCCTTTTTGTCGTCGAATCCTTGCGGGTTGAGGGTGGGGAAGAGTTGTTCGAATTGGGCGTGTACGGCGGTGCCGATGTAGGGGAGCCATCCGACGGTTTGGCGTTGTGGCCATCCTGCGAGTTTCGCGGCGAGTGTGTGCAGACTGTCGGTGCCGAGTTCGCTTGGCCCGAGTTCGACTTGTTTGCTTCTGGGGTTGTCGCGGATACTGGTTTCGATTATTGTGCGGATCTCCGGCCAAAGCTGCGGCTGTTCGGCTTGTGGTGTTGGGAACTTGTACGTTTTATGCACTGGCTGGAAGATTCTTCGGTTTTCAAGTCGCTCAGATTCCGCTTCTGTTAATGCTGCTTGGTCTGCAGCATCTTCTGCAGTGCCTCCATGTGTGATGGTGGATCCTTTTGCTTGTGCGACTGCGAGTATTTGAGCATGGTTTTTCTTGCTGGTCATGGTCTGCTCCTTCCTGTGTTGATGTGTCCGCACCGTTCACATTGCCGGATGCGGTATCTGCCGATGAGTGTGTGCCCGTGCTGGTCGTAGAGGATGCGGGTTTTGTACCGGTGTCCCAGGAACAGTCACTTGAAGCCCGTGAACGATTTGGCTGTCATGCCGGGTTCCTCCTGAGTTCGCGCTATTCATTAGCGGCCTTCTCGTATTCCCAATGAAGGCACTCTGCCCATTTGTCTGGGTCGTATCGGGGCTCCCCGTTGTCCGATTTGGCTCCGCACAGTGCCCATGCGGCACCGTCATGGGCGAAGGCGGTGGTGACCAAGCATCGTTCCGCATAGCAGGTCTGCGTGCAGACGCCCGGATAATCGGGCGCTTTGAAATGCATGCCGACAATAAGCTCCCAGCCTTCCCGATTGTTGCGATATGGCTGTAGGGAACCGTTGTAATGATTCGGTTTCTTCCATTTCCCTGGTAGGAGTTCAGGATGCTTGGTACGGACCCCTCCAACGAACATCTCCCCGTTGAACGGGTTTTGCAATACGGCAGCGCTGAGACCCTCATGCGTATCATCGAACGCCTTCACTTGCGCCACAAACTCAGCGAATAAGCGGTCCTGTTCCTGCACGTAAGCGACCACATCAGGGTCGGAACTTTTCAGATAGATGGTGTTCATGCGATCACGACCGATGGTTTGCGGCTGGTCATGACCGGCGCCAACTGTTGCTCACCCAACTGTTTGCGTGCTTCCTTGCTGTCGGGGGACAGCTTGTACAGGTTGGGGTATTCGGTCGGAGGGAAGGCCTTACTGAACTTTGCGGCGTTGATGGCCTTGGCGCCTTCCTTGACCTGTACGTTGAGGTTGCCTGCCGTGTAACTGCCGGGCTCCCATTGGGTGAGGATCTGTGCTTTGATGCTGTCTACTGAATCCTGTCGTTCCCGGATTTCCTCTTGGAGGGTGGCGATGCGTTTTGCCTGCGCTTCTAGGAGGTTGATTTTTTCTCGATGTCCGAT